AAACATCTTGCGATTAAGGAGAAACGACCCGACCTAGATATAAGGTTCTGTTTTCAAAATAGCAGAACCAAACTATCTAAAGCTAAGAACTCTATCTCTTATGCCAAGTGGTGTGAGAGACATGGGTTCCAATACTGCGACAAATTTATTCCTGATGATTGGTATGAAGAGCCAATACAAAAACAAAATAGTTTGCCCTGAGTGCGGTAAAAAAAACTGTGCAGTCTTTGATGATGGACACCACCATTGCTTCACTATGGACTGTGGCTACACCTACTACCCAAACAAAAAACTAACTTATCCAGAATATAAACAAAAGAAAGTGACCACTAACATTATTCCTATATACAAACCAAACCCAAAGCTGTTGAAGGTTACACCGATAGCTTTACCCAAGCGTGGAATAACTAAAGAAACAGCAGAACTATTTGGTTATGGTATGTCTGAATACAGAGGGCAGCCAGTACAGGTAGCTACATATAAAGATCAAAAAGGTAATGATGTTGCACAGCACGTACGCTTTCAAGATAAGAAGTTTATATGGATAGGTGATATGTCTAAGGTACAACTATGGGGTCAGCATCTTTGGAGACAGCATGGAGGTAATGGTTCTGTCTTTTTAACTGTATGTGAGGGTGAGATTGATTGCATGAGTGCTAGTCAGATACAAGGTAATAAATTTCCCTGTGTCTCCATTCCGTCAGGAGTACAATCAGCAGCTAAATACTTAGCAGCTAATTACAAATGGCTTGATAGTTTTTGTCGTATTGTTATTTGTTTTGATAATGATGTTGCTGGTATGAAGGCAGCAGATAAATGTATGGAGGTATTGCCAAGAGGTAAGGTTGCAATAGCAAAATTAGATCGTAATGACGTTAACGATCATCTTGTATTAGGAGAAGGTGAGCTAGTAAAAGATAGGTTATGGAAGGCTAGACCAGTTAGACCTGACTCTCTCATTAACGCAGCAGACGCTTGGGATTTGTTTACCAAAGAAACAAGTAAACCTGTATCAGACTTTCCATTTCCAAAGTTAAACGAATACACAAGAGGTTTGTTTCCTAGTCAAATCTTTACGGTAGCTAGTGCAAGTGGGGCAGGTAAGTCCACAATATGCAGGGAGCTATGCCATCACTTTCTTAAAAGAAATATCAAGGTTGGTTACATTGGGTTAGAAGAATCAGTACAAAGAACTCTTCAAGGTCTTGTAGGTATTGACTTGAATATTCCTTTGCACTTAAATGAAGATGGCATAACAAAAGATGATCTGCGGATTGCGTTTGATAACCTTACATCAACACGCAATCTTTTTTTATACAACCACTTTGGTAGTCTTGAGCCTGATGTATTGCTTGAACAGATAAGATACTTAGCTACTGTTGATGGAGTAAAGGTAGTCATACTAGATCACATAAGCATAGTTCTATCTGGTCTTGAACTAGATAACGAACGCAAAGCAATAGATATAATAATGACCAAGTTAAGAAGTTTGAGTGAAGCAACTGGTATAGCTATTGTATTGGTAAGTCATTTACGCAGACCACAAGGACAATCACATGAGTCGGGCAGAGAGGTAGATACATCAGACTTGAGAGGTAGTCATAGTCTTCTTCAACTATCAGATGTCGTGTTATCTGCTTCCAGAAACCAGACAGGAGAAGCTAGTGAAAGGCAAAGACTACAGCTAAAGGTATTGAAGTCTAGGCATACTGGCATGACAGGAGAAGTAGATAAATTATTATACGACCAGAAGACAGGTCGGCTTGTTGTATATGAGGATTTTATTTAGCTATGACTTTACTTATTGATGCTGATTGGTTGATCTACAATTCATGCTGTGCCTGTGAACAAGACACAAGATGGAATGATTGGGAGCATACATTACATTCAGATGAAAGAGACATACTTAATCTGATAGAGAACAGACTAGATGTTTATAGAAGTATTGCTAGTGGTAAGCATGACATAGTTATGTGCTTTACTTCCTACCCTACATTCCGACATGAGATATTTCCTGAGTACAAGATCAACAGGATAGGTAAACGCAAACCACTTGCACTTAGAAGTGTTATAGAAAAAGTAAAAGAGGTATATGAAACTGTAGCCTATGAGCATTTAGAAGGAGATGACGTACTTGGTTTGCTTGCTACCAATGGCAAATACAAAGACCCGATAATAGTTTCAGTTGATAAAGATATGAGAACACTACCCTGCAAACTTATAGCTGATGATTGCATAGAACATATTACTAACAAGAAAGCAGACAGGCATTGGTTTGAGATGTCGTTGGCTGGTGATGCAGGTGACGGAATACTAGGTATCAAAGGTATGGGTATGGTTACTGCTTCAAAGACTTTAGCCAATACACCTGATACCAAAGAAGCACTATGGTCTAAGGTACAGGAGACATATACTAAGAAAGGTTATACGATTGCTGATGCTATCTTGAACGCAAGACTTACAAGAATACTTAGAGAGGGAGATTATGATTACAATACAGGTGAAGTAAAACTTTGGAACCCATAAAGAAAACCCCAAGAGGAACCACACCCTTGAGGTTTTCTTAGCGTTGCAACAAGGTAACCACTCCTTGCTATCTATAGACTAACATATAATATAGATATAGCTCTTTAATTTTTGTGTCTTTACCAGTAATTACTGACGAACTTATACAAGCTTTAGATGCTGTGTTTCCTAACAGACACCCAGACCTATCGCTATCAGATCGAGAAGTGTGGTATCGTGCAGGGCAGAGGTCTGTTGTTGATTACCTTATTGAACAGCAACTAAGACAAAAAGAAACTATGTTAACTAACAGAGTATTGGAGAACTAGCTATGTGTTTTGGTGGTGGTCAACAAGTAGCCAATGCGATACAAAAGAGAGAAGTTAAAAATGATCCAGTTGTAATTTCAGGTGAACAAGAAGGTCTTGAAAACAAAAAGAAAAAAAATGAAGCAGCAGATTCTTTGAAGATTGCGAAACAAAAAGAAACTAAAAACTTTTCTAACCCAACTATTGCAACAGCACAAAAGCTAACGCAAACAAAAAGGAAGACTTTAATTTAGTTCATGCTAGTATAAGGAAAAATTAATATCTATTAATCATGTGTTTAGGGAGAAGACCCACGCCACCACCAACTCCCGCACCAGAGCCAGTTGATTCTCCTATAGAAGAAACTGCTGATGCTGTTGTTGTTGGCAAACAAAAGAAGAAACAAGCTGCTGATACAAAAGTTGCTATGGGTAGAAGGATGGGAACTAGATCATTACAGATACCATTACTTGATGGTGCAAAAGGTGGAGATTTGAATTACCCAACTTAATATGGAATACTCGACACAAGGCACAACCGCAGCAGGTAGGTATGAAGCACTTGTTAGTAGTAGGTCTGTCTATGATAGAGAAGCAAAAGAATCTTCAAAGCTAACAATACCTAGCTTGATACCAGAACAAACAACTGGTACAAGGGCGCGTATAAAAACTCCTTTCCAAGCTACTGGTAGTCGTGGTGTGAATAGCTTGTCTAATAAATTATTGATGACTTTGCTTCCTCCAAGCACAGCATTTTTTAAATTAGAAATAGATAACCTTGAAATAAGAAAGCAAGGGCAAGAGCAAATGCAGAGTGAGATAGATAAAGGACTACGCACAATAGAAAATGCTTTGATGAATCAGATAGAAATATCTAATGATAGGGTTGCCATGTTTGAAGCTATCAAACACCTAGTCGTATCAGGTAATGTTTTGCTATATCTAACAGATGCAGGTCTTAAAGTATATCCATTATCAAAGTTTGTTTGTAAGCGTGATGCAATGGGTAATGTATTAGAAATACTTGTTAAAGAAACAATACACCCACAAGCCTTACCTGCTGCTTTTTTAGAACAGATTAAAAAGAAAGAGAACTATGACGCTAAGACAATGACAGATGACCTTGATATATATACATATATAAAAAGAATTAATGATGATGTTTTTTGGTTTCAAGAATGTAAGGGAGAAAAGATACCAAACACAGATGGTAGATCAAGAGTAGATGTAACACCTTGGCTACCTCTTAGATTTATCCAAGTTGACGGTGAAGATTATGGTAGAGGTTATGTTGAAGAATACAGAGGAGACTTAATTAGTCTTGAGTCTTTAATGCAAGCAATAATCGAAGGTGCTGCTGCTAGTGCAAAGACTTTATTTCTAGTCAATCCCAATGGTGTTACAAGAGCAGCGACTATAAGCAAAGCACCGAATGGAGCAGTAAGAGAGGGTACAGCAGCAGATGTTTCTGTTATGCAGGTTGGTAAGAGTGCAGACTTTTCTATTGCTTTTAGTGCAATACAAAGAATAGAAGCAAGACTTGAGTTTGCTTTCTTGATGGCAAGATCAGTACAACGTGACGCAGAAAGAGTGACAGCAGCAGAGATAAATCTTATGGCACAAGAACTTGAAAATAGTCTTGGTGGAATTTACTCTACCTTGACTCAATCTTTTCAACTACCATATCTAAGAAGACGTATGCACCTGCTAGTAAGACAGGGCAAGGTTCCCAAGCTACCTGATGAACTGGTCAAACCTAAGATAGTGACAGGACTTCAAGGTCTTGGTAGAGGTAATGATAGAAACAAGCTGATAGAGTTTATAGGAACTGTAGCCCAAGCTTTAGGACCAGATGTAATGAGACAATACGTGAATGTAGATGAAGCGGTCAAACGTCTTGCTACCAGTATTGGTATAGATACTGCTAACCTAGTAAAAACACAAGATCAGATCCAAGCAGAACAAGAAGCTATGCAACAGCAGCAACTTATTCAAAGTCTTGGACCTGCTGCTTTGGGGTCATCTTTAGTTGATCCTAAAAAACTAGCTGATGCACAGGCACAACAACAAACAATGGAGGAACCTCAAGATGCCAACCAAGAAGTCCAGTAGAAAAAGAGATGAAGATGGAAAATTTGTCTCTGAAAAAGCTATCGTTAGCGAACTAGGTGTTAACGAAGAAAACCCTGTACCCGAAAAGTCTGGTGATGTTATTACTAGACATGGCAGTACAATTCACTATAGTTAAAAGAAAACCACTATGACTTCATCACAAGTAAATGTTTCAGAGACACCACCAATGTCTGCTTCAGACTTGGAAGGTTTAAAAGAAGACAATGGCCTGTATGCAGGTAAGTTTAAAACTGTAGAGGATCTTGTAGGAAGCTACAAAGAACTTGAAGGTAAGCTTGGTGCTATAGATCAAACCAGAGAAGAACCAGAAAATGTTACAGAAGAAGAGACAGAAGAGCAAGAAACAGAAACTAACGATTCTGAATTTAATGCAGATGAATTTTATGGAGAAGGTCTTGCTGCTGTGTTAGACGAAGTTGGTATTGATGCACAAGATATATCAAACCGCTTTGCAGAGAATGATGAGATCTCTGAAGATGATTACAGCAAATTAAATGAAGCTGGTTTTTCAAGACAAATTGTTGATACCTACTTAGATGGTCTTCGTAATGCTGGTATGGCAGGTGAAGTAGATGCACAAGGTATCAAAGACTCAGTTGGTGGAGATGAAAGTTATGGTCAAATGGTTTCTTGGGCTATGGCTAATTTACCTGCTGAAGAAGTCCAAGCCTTTAATAAGTTAACTGATATTGGAGATGGACCTGCTATTAAGCTGGCTGTTCAAGGTATCTATTCACAATACAACAACGCTATGGGAATTGAACCAAATCTCTACTCAGGTCGTGCATCAACAGGTGGACCTACACCATTTAGATCTACAGCAGAAGTAGTAACTGCTATGTCTGATCCTCGTTGGGAGAAAGACGTATCATACACAGAAAATGTAA